AGAAAAGGCAAACGCAAGAGTATTATGTTAGTTCGTCGAGTTGAGTAAGTTCATGTGCAAGGCCACCAAGGCAGCATATCCCACAGCATGGGCTTTCTTGAACGAGTAGCCCCGGCTATCGTCACCGTCCCACACTGACTCGAACACTTTTTTCCAGGGCTGATTCTGCAGGTGCGCTTTGCCCGGCCGTATCATTGAGATAAATGCTGCCATTCTTGGAATTGAATCCGGCTTCATTGATTTTAATAACTCAGTGTAGTTGCCGATATGTACCAGCTGCTGAGCCCATTCAGTATCTGTCCACAGCCTTGACCAAGGCGGATCTGCTGCCAACATCTGTTCATAATGCTCAGGACCTTGTACCAGATTGTACACACTCATGTTCAACAAATCGATCTTGAAGTAGCCACGGGCTTCGGCTGTTTCATAATCCAAGGCACAGGTTCCAGTGATGGGATCGCAAGGAATCTCTGTGACGTAGATGCCGGAGTTATGTCGGCGTCCATTGCTTTGTCGTGCTGCTGTGTGCTGAATCAATGCCAGCACAGCATCCCTATTGGGCACATCGATATCAATATCAGCACTCATGTCTGGCCTTTTCTAATTCAGGAACATAGTCAACGAGTCGAATGTTTCTGGACTGATCTAAGAGATCGTTAAATTTAAAAAATTGTCGGAGTTTGTTTTGATCCAAGATTGGGCCAAGATCATAGTGATAGATCAACCCGTCAATGAAACTTTTCAACAATCCGTCATTGTTGTAGCAGTTTAATTGTTTTATCGGCAAAAGTCTACCCTTGGCCAATCTTGTGTCAGGAAACCGCAATGCAGACAGAATATCGTTATCACTGATGGCCAATTGTGCATGTATCAATATGCCCGGAAACGACGAATCTAACCATGCAAACAATTTGTATAATCCGATCACATTGTAAATTGATACAGTGGTGTTGATGGTTACTTTATGCCCATGATCCACAAGATATTGAATGTTATCAACTATGTCGCTCCACTCTGATGGCCAACGTATGTAATGGTTTAATTGATCAAAACCATCAATACTCACAATGAACTGCATGTGAGGTAGACGCGTCAGCTGCTTCTTAAACCGATTGTTCAATTTGGTGCCATTGGTGTTGACCAGGAATTCAAAAACTCGATCTTCTGCAATACAACGGTCTAAGAAATCATAGAATTTAGGCATGGCCGTGGGCTCTCCACCAGCTACATAAAGTTTTTTTAGATTGGTGAAATCAACTATGTCAAAATCACTGCGTTGAGGAGGAGGCAATTGAGAAATAAGATTTAACCGACGATACTCTTTGCCGATCAATTGACTTGCAGTCGGGCCGCACATCCTACATTGTAAATTGCATATGTTGCCTGGCCGAATTTCGTAGTACGCTGGATTTGTGATTTTTTTCAAATCCTCTAAAGATGACAATCCTAATCTATTGGCCCACTCTACTGTTTCTTGCTGCCTGGCACTCTGAATATTTTTATCCTCCAGCGCATAGCACACACTGCAATGCTCCGGAATCCGGACACCTTGTAGCATCTTATCACGTATGATTTTATAGTTTTCGTCCGTGGCAAAATCCTTGATGCGATCAACCAGTGTTATAGGAGTAGACGATCGACCGCACACGGTGGTCTGGCCATCATCACGCTGATTTGTCAAAAGTTCAATAAACGGAAAAATACAAAAACTTGTATTGGTCTGCACAAGATTTTCAAAAAAATCAATGTCAGTTTCATACGTTGGGTCTAACAATATAACCTGGGTACGAGATCTTGACTCTCTTGCCAATCTTATGGTTTTATAGAATGCATCGGGATGCGAGTATTGGTCTCGGGGTTGATCCAGCACGATCACTGTGTCAAACTGAGCAGCCAGCTTCACCAGCTTTCCATATTCTATGTCGTATACACTGGTATGATAATATCCTGAACCCTGCATACTGTCCACAGTGACCGTGCCGTCCAAGTCCGACAGTAGGCCGTGACAATCAACTTGCGCGGCTGCGGCCAAAGCTCGTGTTTTAACATCCGTGTCCTCGGTGTTGTTTCCTAGGCACAATACACGCCGACTCATGTCTGCACCAAGAGTGTGACCATTCGCAGTTTTTCTTCTGCTTCCTGCACCGCTGCCACCTGATCGGCCACAGCAGGATGCCGTTCGGCCAATTCTTTTATTTTCATTTCGTCATGGCGCTGTTGACTGGCCCAAGCAATGGCTGCCACAGCATCCGGTGTGAGACTCACATTCACAGTGTCCATCTGTATCGGGTGCCACATGGTGCCATCATACACTTCCAAGTTCTGATTTGTGGTGTTGAATCGAATATTACCCAGCCCTTGAGCACCGCTGTAGTTGTTCATGTAGTTGGTGGCCTGGTTGTTTGTAGTGGTTATATATGGTCCACTAGTGTATACATGTTTGATCATTTCACCATCCTGCTTGTGTTAAAATCTCTCGAGCGTATTCCTGATCCCCAGGATAATCCGCAAACTTCTTCTGCCACGCATCTGAATCAATGTAAGGCCATATCATGGCCACTTGCTCTGTGTTGAGTTCACTCAAGAACTTCTGACCCGATTCCGAATTGTAGATCACCCAGGCACTGATCCTGCCGGTTGTGATAGCATAGCATATGGCATTTGCACTGCCAAATCTCAAACAATCATGTGCCGGCGATGCAGTCCGTTCACTCCAGTCCAATCCGTATTCTATGGCCCTGGCCAAGGCATCATTTACTGTTTCTTTCTGCACATGGGTCACAAGATACTCTGTGTATAACCGATCACTGCACCAGTTGTCAATCTTGCGATTGCCTTTCAGCAACCATTCGAGGAATCGTTCAGGATTGATCACTCGCACTGCCACACAATACCTACCCCATTTCACAAACGCACGATAATAAGGTGATGTCACAAAGTCATCCCATGACTTGAGCTTGGCAGATCCTTGTGTGTATTCGTAGAACTTTAGATAGCCTTGCAGACCCAGTTGCACGCCACGTTCACTTTGCTCTTGCCAGCGTTTCTTCTGTTCGCAAACATGCACACTCAGTGTGGTTTCTTTACTGAATGATCGCTCGCAATACTTACATGTGAAGTTACTTGTCGTTGCCATGAGCCCGTTGCAGTTGAGCTAGTTCTTTTTTGTCTGTGAGCGCAGCCATGAGATCAATCTCGTCATCTTTGAAATGTGGATATAACTCATGCAGTTGTTTCTTTATGGCACTGGCACTGGCTTCTTTCTTCTTGGGTGCGATCCAGTTGTGCCGCATGGCACCCATGCCCGGGCTGACCGCTGTGGCCATGAGCCATTGCAGTTTGGGATGCCGATGCATGGTAAAGAAGTGCTTGTTGAGATAGTGATTGGTGCTCTGCACATAGTATTCCTGGATCTCTTGGCTGCCATCCACTGCCGACCCCCAACGCACCATTAAGAATGTACTAAACTTCCGGCGTTCTTCTGGAGTAAGTTCATCATAGAAGTCACGGTTCTTTGCGTCCAGTTGTCGCATCTCATTTGAAATGTTCAGTTTGTCGCTCATTTGATCTTGGTCAGTTTATACACCATTTTTGCTTGATCCAGCAGGTCTTTCAAAGCCACATTGGTTTCAGCGGCTGCTGTTATGTCTCGCCATTCTTCGAATAGTCGGTATTCATCGCCAGACAATTCAAAGTAAGGCTCATATACTTTTTCTTCTTTATATTCTTCCGTTTCCCACAATTTTTCCCATTTGGCACGTTCCCAGGCATCTGGTTCATACTCCTTGGTAAGCCACAGGTCTTTCCACTGGTCCAGATACGGATCCGCAGGTGCAAGTTTGACAGTCTTTTTCATGGTAATTTTTCAGTTCGAGTTAGATGATAGATCATTATAACACGTTCTAAGGCATCTTGTAAAGCAGGATTGGTGCGGGCTGCTCGGCGAATATCACCCCACAGCTTGGCTTCTTTTATTTCTTCATGCAACGGCCTGCCGTTACTGGTTCTGGGATCATACTCCCAGCCCACTTCCACTCGTGTGCTGGGAGCTGCGCCGGTCTCACGACGATACACAGTGTCACCATCACGCTCGTATATCAGGCTGCTGCCCGGCTTCAACTGTCCCATTACCAGGCTCGATTGTAATCCACTATCTCGCAGTTGCGACTGATGTCTTTCACAAAGTACACACAGTCCGGCTGCTCTGCATCATTGATGGGCACACACAACATCTGCCCATTCTTCAGTTTAGGCGCATACCAAGACACTTCTTGATACACATCCACGATTTCTATAGGCGGGAAACTGGGTCTGAAACTGCTGAGTGGATTGAATTGGAATACCTTGAAACCTCGATCATTTATGCTGGTGAGTGGTAACATCTCTAGATCTCCCACGTCCGGTTCACCAATCAGGATCTGCCAGTCCACGGGCATCTTGATCTTGAAATCACCTATCTGTAGCACCAGTGCAGTGGCACTGAAACTTTCCAAAAAGATTAAAGGAATGTAATGATAGTCTGGATTGGCAGGATCTGAATTATCTAGTATGGCAAATCTCATGTCATCTACCTCTTCGGGCAAATGATCAAGATCATAGGGTCGGTTGTCTAGTGTTAGGATACGCATGAGTTTATTGTATATTATAGTTGGCAAGATTGCGACCTATTGCCAGTTCAATTTCTCCTGAGTGTAAGGATAGTTGGCTTCATTGTAGAACACCTTGCGTTTGGTTAGATGTCTTTTGCTGAATTTGCATGTGCTTGTGATATCCCATATCTGCACATGATCTTTGTCTTCTGCTTTGCGGATACCACGCCCAATTGATTGGATCACCCGTGTAAAACTCTTACCTGGTTCGATCATTACCAAG